CGGTCTCAACCTGATTAAGAAGTGGGAAGGCTTACGCCTGAGCGCCTACCTATGCGCTGCTGGTGTACCAACAATCGGCTACGGCTCGACACGTTATCCGAACGGCAAAAAGGTTATGCTCGGCGAAAAGCTCTCGAATGAAAAGGAAGCAACGCAATTGCTACTCGCAACGCTTGAGCCGTTCGAGGCAGCCGTCAATAAGCACCTACCAAACATCAACCAATGCCAATTCGATGCGCTTGTGTGCTTCGCATATAACGTAGGCACAGGCGCGTTGGTTAAGTCTACGCTGCTGAAGAAAGCCAAAGCCAACTCAGCCGACCCGAGCATCCTCGATGAGTTCCTTCGCTGGAACAAGGCGGGCGGTAAGGTGCTCACAGGGCTGACCAATCGCCGCCGCGAAGAGGCAAATCTCTATTTCTCACTTTGTAATTTTTAGACCTACGTTGCCCAAACGCTGTAAGGGATTGCGCGTATATTGAGGCATGGCAAAAAGACCTACCAAACCAAGGCGAATACTCGATGTGATTGTCAAGCACTGGCGCAGCACAATCGGTTCGCTCATGATTTTGGTATCCATCTTTTTGCTAATCTTCAAAGTGATAACAGCCGAGACATTAACAGCCATCATTGCAGCACTCATAGCCGCAGGATATATCCCAAAAGCCAAAAGCGATGCAACAGATTCGTAGAGACACCATCAAAGTAGTTCGCCACAGCAAGCTCAACATCGATACGATGAGCTGGCATGCGACCGAAGCCGATACCTCATTCCAGCAAGCCAACCGCGAAAGCTTTCAGGCAGTCATGGCGCAGCCGCCAAAGCCGAAAGTATTAACCGCGTTTGATACAATTCAGCCGTGTGATGTATCTTTGTACCCAGCCGCCACGTATTACATCCCGAAAACTCACGCTGTAAGAAATGAGCCGGAAATGCAAACGCCTATGAATTACGATATACTTGCTAATGGCATTGTGTTAACATTTACGATGCTGCTTACTATCAAATATGCGCTCGGATGCGTACCAGCATGGCGTGCTTTCTTGAGTGATTTACGTTCGGTTTAACATATCTTTGCAGCATGGCATCGCTGCACATCCTTGAGTCAAGCATTGACCTCTTCTATGTGATCACCGACAGGGATGGCAACATTGTCGCAACGAATGAGCTCTTCAAAGAGTACTCAAGCCACATAAAGCCCGGCAATATACTCGACATCGCAGCGCAAGACAGCGACCGCGATGAGCTGCTTGCAGCCATTCGAAAGGCGCAAAGCAAATCGCCCGACCCGATTCGGGCATACGCAAAGACCAAGCAGAAGATAAGCTCCGAGCGGTACAATATGTGGAATGTTTATGCCATTGTTGATATGCTGCACTTTATCGGCATTCAGCTTGTCGATGTTACTTCCATAAGCAGCCACGAATACGAACGGCAAAAGATGCTTTTGGAAGAGTTTCGCTTCACTCTATCGCACGAACTTCGTCAGCCCTTGACATCGATTGGAGGATTGGTGAAAATGATAAACGAGCATACATGGGCAACCGATCAGGAACGCGATGGAGTTATGAAGATGCTCGAAGATAGTGTCGAAAAGCTCGACAATGTGATTCGGCTGTTAGTGAAGAAAGCAACACGGCAACTATGAGCAACCTACCGGCCACCGATTGCGAATGCGATGAGCGCTTGGTTAAGGTGCTGGCAGTGTACATAGCCGAGAAGTCGATGCCGATAAAGGTGGCGGGCGATATATTGCTAAACGAGCTGCGCGATAAGAGCACCTACCTCAAACGATTAAACGAACTTATACTATGCAGCAAAGCAACATCAGCACGTTAAGCCTATTTGCAATATGCCTATTCCTATTGCTGCTATTGCTTCGAACGTGCGCGGCATTAGGCGAGGCAGAAAGCAATGCCATGTACCTGGATTCGCTCAATAATGAATACACGGTACGCATTGCGAGAGATAGCATGCGCATGTATTCGCAATCAGTGCAGCTGACAGCGGCAGGCACTAAGCTCAGAGCCTTGGAATTGCGTGAGCCTGAAGTGGTGGTGCGCTACAAAACGCGAACAGTTGTCAAGACCGAGATTGAACTTGGTGAGACCGTGTACATTGACAGCTTTCCGCATATGAGATTGCCGAGATACTTCCATCGGCCGGGTAAGTGGCTCGAGATAGGTGGGCAAATTAACCGCTTAGGGCGGCTTCAGTTGGACTCAATCGTAATTCCGGTATCTTATACCGTTGCAATCGGAGATACGCTGCGTAAAGGCTTCCTATCGCGTAAGCGCGACAAGGTGGTAAGACTTGGAATCGACAATCCATACGTGCATGTCACCGGCATGAACAATATAATCGTGGCCGAGCCTCCAAAGAAGTGGTATGAGACACGCGCATTCGCTTTCGCACTTGGGGGGCTTGTTGGTGTCGGAATTACAAGGGCGCAAAATTAGGCGCGTTGTAAATCAGTGAGTTGTAAGTTAAGGAAAAAAATAATTGCTTTTTTCTTTGTTCGTGTATTGCAGGTTCAAAGAATAGTTGTATGTTTGCAGTGTTAAACAATTACACACTTAAACATTCACACCATGAGAACAGAATTTTCAGAAATGGGTTTCAGAATTAACCCAACAATCCAAGCAGAAATCGCAAAACGCTTAGATATTTTAGACAAAATGCACGAGCAGTCTTTTTGGACTAAGGAAATGGAAGCGATAGAAGTTGCATTACAAAACGAATTAAACGATTTATTTGAAGCCCGCGACGCTTACGACGCTTACTTTAACTAACTCATCACGGGCGGCTAACAACCGCCCTTTAAACTTTTAGGATTCACTTAAACAATTAAACACTTACACAATGAACACAATCACACAAACAGAAAGCGAGCAGAGAATAGATGTACTGACTTCGCTTGTAAAGCACAATTGCAACCGCAACAATGAGCATACAAAGGTGCTCGATGCATTCCAATCAGTATTGTTTTTTCGCGAGCAATTGAACAAGGCAGTTAAGGAAGATGCGAGTTATATTGGAAGCGATGACTTTCATAAGACTTATGCAACTTTTGACTCCTTAAAACTTAAACTCATCGCAGCAATTTCAAATCTTTAAACACTTAAACAATTATACACATGGACACAAGTACCACATTTCAAAACTACGAGCGCACAGAGTTCTACCATTACGATCACCTCAGCGGCGTTATGACCTTGCTCGTTTCACACGGATGCCAAAAGGGCATTCACACACGCTGCGATTCAGGCGCGGCAAACATGGCGCGTAAATTCCACCGCGAGCAAGTCGAGGGCGTACCAGCCGAGCATCGATTATTCGAGCCACTATCTCGCGCTGATTATGTCGATAGGTTTACCAGCGTAATCGATGGCATTAACCGCGACCTTATTCAATCACTCGAATCCGATAACCTTTAACCCTTAAACATTTATATCATGGCTTTAACAGCACCAATCGGCGGACAATCGAACCGCCAAATCGCACCCGAAGGCAGCTACCCTGCACGCTGCTATCAAATCATTGACCTCGGAACCACCGAGCAGGGCGGTAACTATCCCGGCAAAAAGCGCAAAGTACAATTCCTATTCGAGCTGCCTACCGAGCTGGCGGTATTCGATGAAGACAAAGGCAAGCAGCCGTACTACGTTCGCAGCATCTACACGCTTTCGATGAATGAGAAGGCATTGCTTCGGCGCGATATTTCAGCATGGATGGGTAAAAAGATAACCGATGACCAAGCAAAAAAGCTCGACATCTTTACGCTGCTCGGTAAGACCTGCATGGTGAACATTGCTCACGTAACGAAAGGCGAGAACACCTACGCAAATATTATCAGCTTCGCTCCGCTGATGAAGGGCTACGAATGCCCGGCACCGATTAACGAGGCGTTCACCTACACGCCAACCGCACACGATCAAGCTACATTCAGCAAGCTGCCCGAGTTCATTCAGGATAAGATTAAAGAATCGGATGAATACATCGCAATGAGCCGCAACGAGCAGAAGTCAGCATTCAATAAACCGCCGCAGAACTTTGAAGAGCTGCCCGATATTGATGATATCTTTGGGCAGAAAGCGGCGAATGACTTACCTTGGGATTAATAAACACAGCCGCAAATAATTCTGTGTTAAATAAATAAGGGGCGGTAAAGTGCCGCCCCTATCACTAAAAATAAACAAACATGAACACACTGGCAAAAGTACAAATACCAATCGAGAAAATATACCTCGCGATTAATTCGCCTAAAACATTAAACGCTCAATCGTTAATTGCAGCGAATAAAGGCATACTCATTAACAACGTGAGCGAATATAACGCAATGACTGCCTGCGTTAAGGAGATAAGCGATGCAGTTAAGGCAATCGAAGCAGCGCGAAAGGAAGTAACAACGCCGCTCGATGCTTTCAAAAAGGAATTGATGAAGCTCGAAAAGGATAGCATCGCACCACTTAACGAGTTTATTGAATCAGCGAAGCAGCGCATGGTCGATTACCATGAGCGGCTTGCTGTTGAACGCGCTGCGGCTGAAGCACGATTGAGAGAGGAAGCAGAGGCAGCAATGCGACAAGCGCAATCAATTAACGATATTATGGCATCGTTTACGGATAGCCTATACACTACCAGCGTTGAGACGAACCACACTAAGAACGTGCGCACCACGATTAAGGCGCGAACCAATGGCGAGGTGGACTGGTTGAAGGTGCTATCAGTTCAATTCGCATCCGGCAACCTAACCGCCGAAGACCTATTGACCGGGCTGCCTAAAGCAATGAAAGAGATGGGCGTGGATAGCATTGATGGCATAGAACTTTACGAATCTAAAACACAGGTAATCCGATGAGAATTAACGACAATTCAGCCTACGTTGAAGACAAGTTCGGCAACCGCATAATCGTAAACCGAAACAATCAGAGGCTAACCGTATCGATTCAATTAGCGAACAACGCATTAAACCCGAAGCCGAAATACATCGGAGACATCGACATGACCAGCCGCACGTTAATCGTTAAGCGCAGCCGCATAAATCACATACTCATTAACCGAAACGCCTATGGCCTCAATCATAAGTTAATCACTGAGGCAACGCGATTCGATACGGTGCGCATCATTGATGAATATGCAACGTGGAATATACCGCGTGAGTTTATCGTTGAGCACGGCCAGCCGTTGCTATTCACAAAGTACTGCCATGAGCTTCAGATATTCATTACGCTCGATCAGATTGAGCAATTCAAAGAAGTGAAGCCATGACACGCGAAGAGTATATCAAACACCCAGCAACGAGCGCGAGCCGTATCAAACGCCACTACACAGGCGATATAAGCTACGCACAAGCCGCGCTCGATGCCGGTGCTGCGTTTCATTTTGACCTACTGGAGCAGCCATTCATTCAGATGCCTGAACCTGTGCGCAATGTTTACACAGCGATTAATCAATTGCCGATGCTTGCACGGTTGTTCAACGAATCAGAGCATGAATACATAAAGCTCGGAAGCATTGAGGTCGATGGAACCCAACGCGAGGCGAAGGGAATGATGGACTTATGCTGGATAAGTGAGGGCATCATTGCCGATATTAAGACCACCAGTGCGCCAACGATTCAGGCGTTTGCCGAGGATATGATACGGCACCTAAACCACATTCAGGCGGTATGGTATTCGATGCTGATGGGCTTTAACCCTGCGAACTTTTACTACATCGGCATACCGCCAAAGGTTAAGCAGTCGGGTAGGTTTAGCGATTTGTATCTTTACAGGCACAATGCGCTCGAGATTGAGAACGCGAAGCAGTTAATCTCTAAATATTTTAAGGATGAGCACAGCAATTGATTTAGGCGATTTAAGCGAGTTTACAGGTCACAGCTATAAGAACGTGGCATCGTATCTCATGGCGTGTGGATTTGATTACTACGAGGGCAATTATAAGTATCGTAAATTTTACAACGATTACGAGCATAACCGCTGCATCGTTATTGACCTATACGATGACATCGAACGTGCTGGTAAGGTTGAGATTGTTACACTATTGCCAAATGTTTACAAACGATGAGAGCCAAACGCAACGCTCATAAAGAAACCGACATCTACTTTGCAATCTCAAAGTTTATGAAGCTTAAATACCCGAATGTAATATGGCGGTTTGACTTCAGCGCAGGGGTTAAGATGAGCATCGGGCAGGCTAAATCGCACAAGGGGCTAAATCCCCATCGCGGCTACCCTGACCTGTTCATCTGCCAGCCATCGAACGGTTATGCAGGCCTATACATCGAGATTAAGAAAGACGGCGAACGAACGCAGCGCAAGGATGGCACGCTCTACGCCGATCAGCATCTCGAAGAGCAACACGCAATGCTGAACCATCTTAATATGGTAGGTTATAAGGCCGTGTTCGGCATTGGGTTAATGGAGTGCATTGAAATAATTGAAGAGTACTTACGATAAACAACTAAACACAAAAACACATGAAAACAGACTACTTAAAGTTTCTAGAGCAGAAACAAAAGACACACACAAAAAGCGGTTTTGATATTCTAGAAACCGAATTAAACAATCAAATGTTTGATTTCCAAAAGTTCATAGTTAAAAGAGCGTTAAATGCTGGAAAGTATGCGATTTTTGCTGATTGCGGACTTGGTAAAACATTAATGCAATTAGAATGGGCAAATCAAGTAAATAAAAAAACTGATAAGCCAGTATTGATTCTTGCTCCTTTAGCAGTTGCAGGACAAACTATAAAGGAGGCTGCAAAATTTAATATAAATGCAATTAAATATGATGGCAGTAATTATCCAATTCAAATTACAAATTATGAGCAACTTGAAAATATTGATTGTTCTATATTTAGTGGAGTTGTTTTAGATGAAAGTTCTATATTAAAAAATTTTGAGGGCGCAACGAAAAAATTGATATTAGATTTATTTTCTAAAACACCTTATAAGCTTGCATGCACGGCTACTCCATCACCAAACGACCCTATGGAGCTTGGTAATCATTCTGAATTTTTAGATGTTATGAGCAGGAATGAAATGCTTGCAATGTATTTTGTTCATGATGGAGGCGAAACAGCAAAATGGCGATTAAAAGGACACGCTATAAAGCTATTTTATCAATTTATAGGTAGTTGGGCAATTATGCTTAATAAGCCACATGATATCGGATTTCAAATGGATGGATATAATTTACCTAAGTTAAATTTACTTGAGAAGCAAATTATAACACCCAAAAGAGATAATGGCAGTTTATTCAATGATGCTATAATATCTGCAACTAATTTTAATCAAGAATTAAGATTAACAAAGTTTGAGCGCCTTGATGAGGTTGTTAAAATAATAAATTCAAAGCCCGATGAAAATTTTATTATTTGGATTAAACAGAATGAGGAAGGGGAAATGTTAAAAAAACTAATTCCTGAAGCAAAAGAAGTAAAAGGTAGCGATACCAATGAGTGGAAAGAGAAAACTTTGCTCGGATTTGCAAATAATGAATTTAGAATCCTTATTACAAAGACAAAAATAGCAAGTTTCGGGATGAATTATCAAAATTGCAGAAATCAGATATTTGCAAGTTTAGATTTTTCATTTGAAGGATTGTATCAGGCAATACGAAGAAGCTATCGATTTGGGCAAAAGAACGAAGTAAACATTTATCTAATAACAACTGACACCATGAGCAATGTAAACGAAGCAATCAATCAAAAACAAAAACAATTTGAAATCATGCAAGATGAAATGAGCCAAGCTATAAATGCTAATCTACAAGGTAAAAAAATGACTACTGCAAATTTTGATATAACAG